CCCGTTCTGACCGAAGCCGTGATCCGCTTCCAAGCGCAGACCATCATGGAGGTATTTCCCGCCTCCGGCCCCGTAAAAACCAAGATCATTGGCAAGTCCAACGAGGAACTCCTCAAGCAGGCGCACCGCGTCCAAGAGGAGATGAATTTCGTGGTCACTGAAAAGATGACCGACTACCGCTCCGAAACTGAACAGCTTCTCTTCCGGCTTCCGCTGGCTGGTTCCGCCTTCCGTAAGGTCTACTACGACACCGTCAACAAGCGCCCCGCAGCGGTCTTCGTGCCCGCCGAGGACTTCGTGGTGGCCTACGGCACAACTGATCTCGCCACTTGCCCGCGTTACACCCATGTGACGCGCATGTACCCGAATGAACTTCGGAAATTACAGGTGAGTGGGTTCTACCGGGACATTGATATTCCAGACCCGGAACCGGACTACTCGAACCTTCAGAAGAAGTACGACAAGGTAAAGGGCGAGACCCCTTCTTTTACGGATGACCCCCGGCACACCATCCTTGAGATGTGCGTCGATCTTGACCTCCCCGGGTTCGAGAGCGAGGACGGGGTTGAACTGCCGTATGTTGTGACCATTGATAAGTCGAGCAGCAAGGTTCTGTCAATCAAGCGCAACTGGAAAGAGGGCGATACATCTTATGCCAAGCGACAATACTTTGTGCATTATCAGTATCTTCCCGGCCTTGGCTTTTATGGCACAGGCCTTATCCACCTCATTGGTGGCATCGCCAAGAGCGCAACTTCAATTCTGCGCCAACTTGTGGATGCGGGCACGCTCTCCAATCTCCCGGGCGGCCTAAAGGCTCGCGGTCTTCGCATCAAGGGCGACGATAATCCGATCATGCCGGGTGAGTTCCGGGATGTCGATGTGGCCTCTGGCAACATCCGCGATTCGATCACCTTCCTTCCCTATAAGGAACCCTCTGCGGTCCTCTACCAGCTTCTCGGAAACCTTGTGGACGAAGGACGCCGCATTGGCTCTATCGCGGAGATGGATGTGGGCGAATCGAACCCCGAAGCGCCCGTGGGAACCACCTTGGCGCTCCTTGAGAGGTCAATGAAGGTGATGTCGGCTGTTCAGGCGCGTGTACACGATGCGCTGGGCAAGGAGTTTAAACTCATCGCAGAGGTGATCAAGGAGTACATGCCTCCGCAGTATGAATATGCTGCCTCCGATGATCCCAACATCCAGCACGACCGCATCAAGGATTTTGACGATCCCGTTGATATCATTCCGGTTTCTGACCCGATGGCTGCCACGATGGCCCAAAAGGTCATGCAATATCAGGCGGCGATGCAGCTTGCTCAGCAGGCTCCTCCGGGCATGTACAACATGGAGTTGCTGCACCGTCAGATGCTGCAAGCCCTGAATGTACAGAACGTGGACCTGATCATCCAAGGTCAGGCACAAGCCGTTTCGATGGACCCCGTGACCGAGAACCAGATGGTCATGGCGGGCAAGCCTGTGACTGTCTTTATCGAACAGGATCACGATGCCCACATCAAGGTCCACACCAACTTCATGAACGACCCGATCTACCAGCAGTTTGTGTCGCAGAGCCCCAACGCGCAGGCGTTCGTGGGTGCCATGCAACAGCATCTGGCGGAGCATTTCGCCTACTCCTACAGGCGTCAGATGGAACTGAAACTCGGTGTCAGCCTGCCCCAGATGGGCCAGAAGATGCCGCCAGATATCGAGAACGACATCGCCAAGCTGGCCTCCGTGGCTGCTGACCGTCTCCTCCAGCAGCACAATGCGGAAGCCGCAGAGGCAAAGCAGATGCAAGAGGCAAATGATCCGCTCACCATCGTTCAGCGTGAAGAACTCAAGATCAAGGACAAGCTTGCGGATGTTAAGGCAGCGCAAGCGGAGGCTGATGCAAAGTACAAAGAGGATCGCATCGCCCTCGAAGCCGCGAAAATCTCCAATCAGAAGATCAACCCGCAGGAGTTCATGTGACCGAACTGGAACTGGTAAGAAAGAAAATCCGTCAGAAAATGAACGAGATTGCTGACGATTTGGCTCTCGGCACAGCAAAGGATTATGCTGACTATAAGTTCTTGACGGGTATTATTTCTGGTCTGGCGCTTGTCGAGAGGGACATTGTTGACCTTCTCGAAAAGCAGGACGAGGACTGACCGCTTCGGGTATTCCAATTCCGTGTTGTATCATTGGCTTACACCATAAAGGTGCATACGCCATTTGGCGCAAAAACGTAGGAATACGCATGTACGAAGCAGGCAAGCTTTCGAAGGAAACGCTGCATAAGCTTCCCGAGCCGAAGGGCTACAGGATTCTGATTGCGGTGCCGGAAATTGAAGAGAAGACCAAGGGCGGGATTATTCGCCCTGATGTACTAAAGACAAAGGAAGAGACCGCCAGCATCGTTGGTCAGGTTCTCAGCTTGGGGCCGGATTGTTATGCCGACCCCGACCGCTTCCACGAAGGCCCCTACTGCAAAGAGGGTGACTGGGTGATGTTCCGGGCTTATTCCGGCACGCGCTTCAAGGTGGATGGCAAGGAGTTTCGTCTCATCAATGATGATGTGATCGAAGCCACGCTGAAGAACCCCGAATGGATCGAACGCGCATGACTGGCAAAGAATTTGATAACGGCGACATCGAAGCCGTTGATCGTGAGACGGACGAGAGTGCCGTCAGCGATAATCTTCAGGTGGAGGTGGTCGATGACACTCCCCCTGAAGATAAGAACAGGCCCCGCCGCACTGGTGAGCCCGACATCCCCGATGATGACGAGGTAACCCAGTATAGCGACAAGGTCAAGAAGCGCATCAGCAAGCTTCGGTATGAGTTCCATGAGGAACGCCGTGCCAAGGAAGAACTGGAGCGCCAGCAGCAGGCTCTCATTGATTTCGCCAAGCGGCGCGATGAAGAGAACAGGCAGTTGAAGAAGGCTTTGCAGTCGGGCCAGTCCCTGATTGCAGACCAGATGAAGAGCCGGGTCAAGACCGAGATTGAATTTGCCAAGCGCAAGTACAAGGAGGCACTTGAACTCGGTGATATCGACAAGCAGGTTGATGCCCAGCGAGAGATCGCCCGCCTCACATTCGAGGAGGACAAGGTCCGGGGTTTTGAACCTGTAAACTTCCCGGAGGAGGAAGAGGAACAGCAGGCTTATGTTCCTCAGACGCCCCCGCCCACGCCAGATGCAAAGACGATGGCTTGGGCAAAGAAGAATAACTGGTTTGGCCGTGATCGCGAGATGACTGATTATGCTCGCCACATTCACGACCGTCTTGTAGTGTTTGATCGGGTCGATCCTGCTAGTGACGAGTATTGGCAGCGGCTCGATGCGGAACTTCAGAAGAGGTATCCGCACATAGCTTCTGATGCGGATGATGAAGATAGCAGGGTGCCGCAGAAGAAGCAGGGTGTCGTGGTCGCCCCGGTGAAACGTAATTCGACTCCGCCACGCAAAATCCAGCTATCAGCCTCTGAGGTGGCAATCGCTAAGCGCCTCGGATTGACAATCGAGCAGTATGCTGCCGAGAAACTGAGGTCCATGAATGGATAAGCGCACTCCCCGCGAAAGCGACACCCGCGAAGCTACTTCGCGCAAGAAGGCTTGGGCTCCGCCCACGGTACTCCCCGAACCCGAAAAGAATGATGGCTGGCGCTATCGTTGGGTTCGCACATCGACGTTGAACAACGCTGACAATACGAATGTATCGTCCAAGTTCCGTCAGGGATGGGAACCCGTGAAGGCGGCAGAGCATCCCGAAATCACGGTCCTCCGCGACCGCAAATCTGAATTCCAAGACAACATTGAAGTTGGCGGTCTCTTGCTTTGCAAGGCCCCCGAAGAGACAATGGCTGAGCGTGACGCACACTATCGTGAGGTTGCTCAGAACCAGATGATCTCGGTGGAGAACAACTTCATGCGAGAAAACGATCCGCGTATGCCGCTCTCCAAGCCGGAGATCACAACGCGGGTAACATTTGGCAAGGGCCGGGGTTAACCCGACCCCAACAAGGTAAACAAACATGGCTTCTACAGCAGCCCCCTATGGTCTGCGCCCTGTTAATCTGATCGGTGGTCAGTCCTACGCTGGATCGACCCGCATGTTCAAGATTAACAATGCGTATGCCTCCAACATCTTCTACGGTCAGGCTGTGTCGGTCAACACTGCGGGCGTTGTCATCGCTGATACGGGCACATCGAATGTGGCCGCTACTGGCATTGTCGGCGTTTTCGTTGGTTGCACCTACACCGACCCGAACCTGAAGTATAAAATCTTCAAGCAGTATTGGCCCTCGGGCACAGTCGCGACAGACGCTCAGGCGTATGTTGTGGATGACCCGGATGTCGTGATGCAGGTTCAGGCTGACGACACAGTTCCCCAGACCGCGCTTGGTGCCAACATTGGCCTTAGCACCTTCTCGGGCGATGTGAACACTGGCAACTCCGAGACATCCGCTGATGCGGCCTCGATTGCCGTAACCGAAACCCTCCCGCTTCGTATCGTTGGCTTTGTTGAAGGCCCCGATTCGGCTGTGGGCGATGCCTATACGGACCTTCTGGTGAAGTGGAATGCTCCCGCTGCTGTTTATGCGGCTGCTGACACGAACGCCCAGAACTCCACGGTGACCGTCACCTATGGCCACGCTTACATGAACCCGACTGGCGTGTAATAGGAGAACGACACAATGGCTATTTCACGCGCACAACTCCTCAAGGAACTGCTTCCGGGCCTTAACGCCCTGTTCGGCCTTGAGTACAAGAAGTACGAAAACGAGCATGAGGCGATTTACGAGACTGAATCGTCCGAGCGCTCGTTCGAAGAGGAACTGAAGCTTTCTGGCTTCGGTGCCGCTCCGGTCAAGAACGAAGGTCAGGGCATCTCCTACGACAACGCGCAGGAAGCTTGGACCGCCCGTTACAACCACGAGACCATCGCTATGGGCTTCTCCATCACCGAAGAGGCGATGGAAGATAACCTGTACGATTCTCTCTCCTCGCGCTACACCAAGGCTCTGGCTCGCTCCATGGCCTACACGAAGCAGGTCAAGGCGGCTTATCCGCTGAACAACGGCTTCTCGGGTGGCGCGTTCGTATCGGGTGATGGTGTGACGCTGTTTAACACGGCTCACCCCCTCGTGTCTGGTGGCACCAACAGCAACACGCAGTCCACGCCTGCCGATCTGAACGAGACCTCTCTTGAGGCTGCCGTTATCCAGATCGCTGGCTGGAAGGACGAGCGCGGTCTCCTGATCGCCGCCCGCCCGCGCAAGCTGGTTGTTCCCCCGAACCTGATGTTCGTGGCTACTCGCTTGCTGGAGACTGAACTCCGCACAGCGACTGCCGACAACGACATCAACGCCATCAAGACCAACGGCACGATCCCCGAAGGCTACTCTGTCAACCACTACCTGACAGACACCGATTCGTACTATCTCTGCACAGATATTCCGAACGGCATGAAGCACTTCGTCCGTACTGCAATGTCTACGAGTATGGACGGAGATTTTGATAGCGGCAATGTTCGCTACAAGGCTCGCGAAAGGTACTCGTTTGGCGTGTCTGATCCCTTGGGGATTTGGGGCTCCCCGGGAGCCTAAGGCGTACAACGAAACAAATAAAGAAACCCGGGGCTTGCGCTCCGGGTTTTTCTTTTATATTTACAGATAATGGCTGCGGCGAAAAAACCATACAAAGGCGGGTCGATACCCCTCGAAACAAATTGTGGGAAGGGCCGCTGTCCCGCAAACGGTAGGCTCATTCGCGCCCTGCATTACTCAAAAAACAGGGATAAATACCTCGCTCAGGCAAGAGCACAACCCAAAGAAAACACCAGAAAATACAAGGCAGCTTGGAAGGCCCGCAACAAGGGTTTGGTCGCCGCAGATGTGGCTGCCCGTAAGAAGCACATCCGGCAGGCCACGCCAAAGTGGCTGACCAAGGAACACAAGGCGCAAATCCGGTCTTTCTACGAAGAGGCAGAGCGCATCAAGTCCGAGACCGGGATCGACCACGAAGTTGACCACATTGTCCCGATCCGGGGCGGGATCGTCTCCGGCTTGCATGTGCCGTGGAACCTCCGCGTCATCACAGCGGCTGAGAACCAAACCAAGAACCGCAAGCTGATCGCTGCCTAAGCCCCCCGACTTCGGGGGCCTTTTCTTTTGTGCTAAAATTTACCTAATCCCAGACACTTGGGCCCCGGGTTCCCCGGCTTTGAGAGACAGTCCCGGCTGACGCTTGCAGAGACTCCAAAGCCCCATCCTGCAAGGATATCACAATGGCAAATACACGCTTTTCAGGCCCTGTAAAGGTCTCCGAAACCTTCACGGTCGCCACCGCCCCTGACGCTACGCTCAGCGAAGGTGGCATGATTTATGTTGACAATGGTGCCAATGGCGCTCCGATCATTGCCTTCTCGAATGGGGCGAACTGGCTTCGTGTCGATACGCGCGGCGTCATTCAGGCTACCTAACCAGATAGCCCCGCAAGGGGCTATCCCTATTTCTGGAGGGAGCCATGGCTCTTTATAACGGTGACGTTAAGGCCGCGACCGCGTCGAACAATACGGCGGTGATCGACGGCCCTGCCCGCGTCAGGTCTTTCTACTATACCGCGAATGCAAGCGCTGGCTCCATCGTCCTCAAGGATGGTGGCTCTGGCGGCACAACTATGGTGACGGTGGCAGTCCCGGCCAACGGCTACGGCACTGTTTACATCCCCGGTGATGGCATTCGCTTCTCGACAAATGTTTACACGACCCTGACCAATGTGGGCTCGGTCACCATTTTCTACGGTTAAGCCATGAAGCTGGAAAATATGCCCCGCATGGATGAGGCCGACATTGAGGATGTCCGCAAGGATGCCGTCAAGAGGCCTAAGAACCCGACCGATCAGCCTGTCGAGAGCGGCAAGGGTGATCTTGAGGTTACCGACAAGACTGTGATCTTCAGCCCCGATGATATTGGCGAGGAAATGCAGCCCGTCATGCGTGGCTACGGCAAGGTCCAGAAGAACATCAAGCAGTGGCGGGTGCGCTGATGGCAAAGTCTCCTGCTTGGACCCGCAAGGAGGGGCAGAACCCCAATGGTGGTTTAAACGCCAAGGGCCGTGCCTCCGCAAAGCGTCAGGGCATGAACCTGAAACCACCCCAGCCGGAAGGCGGGCCCCGGAAGAAGTCTTTCTGTGCCCGCTCTGCTGGGCAGATGAAGATGTGGCCGAAGGCTGCAAAGAACCCCAACAGCAGGCTCCGCAAGGCGCGTAGAGCATGGGATTGCTAAATGGGCCGCACCAACGAAGCGCTCTGGGCTAAGGCCAAGGCTGAAGCCAAGTCAAAGATGGGCGGCAAGCACTCCGCACGCGCCATGCAGCTTGCTGGACGCATCTATAAGAGCCGTGGTGGTGGATACACTGGCGAAAAGACAGCCGCACAGAAGTCCATGAGCAAGTGGTCCCGTGAAGATTGGGGAACAAAGAGCGGTAAACCATCTGGAAAGACCGGGGAGCGTTACCTCCCCAAGAAGGCCCGAGAGGCTCTGTCTCCGGCTGAGTACGCGGCGACTACCCGCGCGAAACGCGAAGGCACAAAAAAGGGAAAGCAATTCGTTGCTCAGCCCAAAAAGATTGCCGCAAAGACGGCCAAGTTCAGATGAACTTTGGATCGCTGACCGACCAAAAAAATATCACCACAAAAAACCAAAAGGTTTCGCGATGCCGCCCTTGGATCACATTGACACCGCAGAAAGAATCGTTCGACTTGAGACAAAGCTGGATTTTTTAATCACTCAGATAGAGAAGCTTCCACCCAGCCCGACATGCCTTGCGAAGCACAAGGAACTGGAAGACAAGATTGAGTTATCCAGTAAAGAGGCCAGTAAGCGAATCACGACTCTTGAGGCTTGGAGAAACAAAGCCGTTGGAGCAATGCTGATCATAAACATCCTTGTAGTGGTTGCAATGGAAAAAATACTCAACTT